GATGGCGAATTTGGAGGAGAAAGGCAAAGTATCCATTGAACCCATGTTTGTTACTGTAACCAGTAACGTCATGGATTTGGATGCGAATATTTATTCGAATTGTCCGGCGTCAGTATTACGTCGCGGTGATGTACATATAGTCCCACGGGTAAAACCGCAGTTTAGGAAAGAAGGTTCTAGTGCGTTAGATTCTGCTAAAGCAAACGCTTATTACACAGTAGATGGCATAGTACAACAACCTGATATTCCTGACTTATGGGATTGTGATGTATATCGCGCCGTAATTCAAGAACGCAAAACTAAGAAGCTAACTGGCTCTGGTCAATACAATAAGGAAAATGAACAATGTATTTTTGTTCCCATTGAGTATAACGGAGCCAAAATGTTAAATGTTCCATTGTTGAAAGTAGTGGAATACTGCTTAGAAGATTCAAAGAAACATTTTGCAGAACAAGCAGAAATAGTTAAGCGTGGAGGCACGGGCAAAGCTTTACCATATTGTGAGGAGTGTAAAAAGCCTACACAACTTTGTAAATGTGTGACAGCACAGGGATTCGACGAATTCTGTAAGCGTGTTACATGTTTATCTCGTCGTGAATGGAAACGACGTATGGTAAAGAATGATATCCAGTTTACATGGAGTAACTTGTCCAATAGACAAGCTGCTTTGTGCGGTAAATGGGTGTCAGGATGGTTGTCCGATCAGGCGGATGGCGCACTCACATTGGCAGCATATCAGATGTATGCATTATCGCATAAACATTCTGATTCATTGATGCGCACTGTGAGCAAATTTGAAAACAGTAAGTTTTTAAAATGGACCACTTACGTACCTGAGAGTTTCAAGAATAATCCCATTGTATGGAGTTTTATGATGGAAACTCGCGTAAATACTATCTCTGATGAACTCAGTTTTGAGTTTCGTCAGCGATGGTTGCGTTTACGTAACTGGAAGTGGTATGGTAGTACTATAGCCATAAGTTATTGGCTAACAGGAGAATATGCGTTTCCTATGTATTTGATGTTTTTACAATTTTTGTTTGAATATTTCATATATGGGATGCAAAATCTGCTGGTATATAATACTGCCAGGAGACGCCTTGTGGAAGAACACGCTAATGTGCCTGATTTCTTTAAAAGAATCAGAGATAACAATGCCCGCTATGTTATAGGGGGTCTTGCAGCATGTGCTTCTTTTTATGCTTTGTATAAGGTATGGCAAAATGTTTCTCTTAACACCGAACAAGGGACTTTAACACCCACAACTGTAGCAGACTTAGATCAGCGAGATGCTGAAGTAAATATGTGGAAAGTTGCAAGAGTCGAGAAACCATTGCCATTGGGCAAAGTAACAAATCAGTCTCATTTGGAGAATCATATAGCTCGCTCGGTGTGTTGTGTACGCACTGCGGGATATTGTTCAGATGGATTTTTGATATGTTCAAATCGCCTACTTATGCCTATGCATATTTTAGACATGGCGTTCGCTCGCGCGAAAACTTCAACGTTAAAGTTGGAGATAATTCGTAGAGAGTCGGACGTCGTCAATCACAAGTTCGAAACCATCATTAGTCAAGATTTTGTTCAACGTATTGGGGAACATGATTTGGCTTTGGTAGATTG